TGTAGCAGTCACTCGTGCCAAGAAAGCATTGTACATTATAGAACCAAAAAATTATGAAAGGGCCTATCTATTATGAAGTATAGAACACAAAAAATGCATATAACAGAAGAAGAAAGTAAAGAAATTAAAAAATTATATGATAATGGTATGGAGGTAGTTGATATTGCAAAAAAATTTAATAGAGCATATTCAACTGTGCAATATCATACTTTGTCAAAAGAAGAAAGAGAAGTTTATTTAGATAAAAAAACAAAATCAAGAAAACCATGGAGTGAAAGAATTGATCGACAAGTAGAATATTTAAACACAGAGAAGGGTTTTATGATTGCTAAATACCACAATGCTAAAAAGAATGGGAAGAAAAAACAAGAAAGACCAATCAATGCAGATAAAAAATTTGAATCAATAGGTCAGGAAGAATTTTTAGAGTTGTGGACACAACACAAAGCCAAGCAAGGTATAACTTGTGGTTACACTGGTGAGCCGCTTGTTATGCAAAAAAAGAAACCACGTAAAGATGGTGTTAAACATAAAGCAATTAAAAACCAATTGTCAGTAGATTGTTTAGACCCTGAGATAGGTTACACTAAAGAAAACATTGTGTTTTGTAGTTGGGCATTTAACGATAGAAAAAATGCAGTGAAAATAAAGGACTGTTATTTAATAATTAAAATGCATGAAGAGAGAAATAAAAATGAAAAATAAATTTGGAATACCAGAGTTTACTAAAGAAGGTTATTTTAAAACTAAAGATGTTAAAGATATAACAAGAGAAAATTACAAAAAATATGATCCAGTTAACCACCCGGCTCACTACAATAAAGGCGGAGTGCAATGTATTGATGCTATTGCTTCTATGCAAGGTGACGGTTTTAAATATTATCTACAAGGCAGTGCAGTCAAATATATTTGGCGGCACGAACATAAAGGCAAACCCATTGAGGACCTAGATAAAGCTATTTGGTTTATCAATAAATTAAAAGAGGAATACAAATGAGACCATTACAAGTACCAATGTTTACGCCGGAAACCGAATGGATTCCACCAACGCATTTACCAGATTTAAAAGATCATAAAGAAATAGCCATAGATTTAGAGACTAGAGACCCAGGCTTAAAGCATAGTGGCTCAGGCTCAGTCAATGGCAATGGTGAAGTGGTCGGGATAGCGGTAGCAGTTGAAGGTTGGTCCGGGTATTTTCCAATAGCGCACGAAGGCGGAGGCAACATGGACCGAGCATTAGTTTTAGATTGGTTTGAAGAAGTTTTGCATACAGATGCAACAAAAATATTTCACAATGCAATGTATGATGTGTCTTGGATACGTTCTATGGGTTTTTATATTCGTGGTGGTATCATTGATACTTTAATTGCCGCATCTTTAATTGACGAAAACCGTTGGGGTTATGCCCTTAACACCCTCGGTAAACAATATGTAGGCATGGGTAAGAACGAAAAGATTTTACAAGAAGCCGCCAAAGCTTGGGGTGTAGATCCTAAAGCTGAGATGTGGCGACTACCCGCACCATTAGTAGGTGAGTATGCCGAACAAGATGCTGTGGTGACCTTAAAGTTATGGCACGCATTACAACACGAGATTAGTAAACAGGACTTATGGGACGTGTTTAATCTCGAGACAAACTTATTCCCTTGTTTAATAGATATGAAGTTCAAAGGCGTTCGTGTTAACGTTGAGCAAGCCAACATCCTTAAACAAGAATTGATCAAAGAGGAAAAAGATATCTATAAGGGGATACAAAAACTAGTTGGTTTTGATGTTGAGATATGGGCGGCAGCGTCCATAGCGAAAGCCTTTGATAAAGTTAAATTACCGTACGATAGAACGGAGAAAGGTGCGCCAAGTTTTACCAAAAACTTTTTATCAACGCACCCTCACGATTTGCCGAAAGCAATTGCGCATGCGCGAGAAATTAACAAAGCCCATACAACTTTTATTGACACTATTATTAAGCATGAACACAAAGGTCGTATCCATGCTGATATCAACCAGATCCGGTCGGACGATGGGGGAACTGTAACCGGTCGTTTTAGTTATAGTAACCCCAACCTACAACAGATCCCAGCGCGGAATAAAGATCTAGGACCAAAGATTAGAGCGTTGTTTGTACCAGAAAAGAATCATACTTGGGGTTGTTTTGATTATTCACAACAAGAGCCAAGAATTGTGGTGCACTTTGCATCACTGTTAAAGCTAGAAGGTTCACAAACTATTGTTGATCAGTACAATGCTGGGGAAGCTGACTTTCACCAGATGATTGCAGACATGGCCGGCATCGAACGGAAACAAGCCAAGACCATTAACTTAGGTTTAATGTATGGCATGGGTAAAAACAAATTGATGGCGGAGTTAGGCTTACTAAAAGAAGCCGCAGAAGATTTGATTCGTACCTACCATCAGAAAGCACCATTTGTTAAAATGTTATCTGAGCAAGTATCACGGCGCGCTGATGATAGCGGTAAAATTAGAACGATAGGTGGACGCTTATGTCATTTTGATTTGTGGGAGCCACATGGTTTTGGGATTAAGAAACCATTGCCACATGCAGATGCGTTAAGGGAACATGGCCCGGGCATTAAACGTGCATTTACCTACAAAGCTTTAAACAAACTGGTTCAAGGTAGTGCTGCAGATATGACAAAACAATCTATGTTGGCTTTATACCAAGAAGGTATCATACCGCATATACAAGTACATGATGAACTTGACATATCAGTAGAGTCACCAGAACAAGCAGAAAAAATAATTAATATTATGGAAGCAGCAGTTGAGTTAAGGGTACCTAACAAAGTAGACTTTGAAGAAGGTACTAATTGGGGAGATATACACTAAAGTAATGCCGGATACTAAGAAATAGCATCCGACATATGAAGGTGAGAAGATAGTTTATAATAAATTATAATAAACTCTTGTCAAATGAAATAAAATGACTATATTATCCCATAGTATAACACAAAAAAGAAGGAATAAATAATGCCAGATATAAGTAAATTTAAATCAGTATCAGTATCCGTGGATACTCATAACCAATTGGAATCATTAGCTAAAAAACGTTTTGAAGTGCCGGTAAGCATACAAAAAGTTATTGAATTCATGTTGATTAAAGAAACTAAAAAGAAAAATGGAAAACGTGCCAAAGCTAGTTGAAACAATATGCCCACGCTGTGATGGCAACGGTTTTATTAAAATTGTACCAGTAATTGCAACTGTTGGTGATGGTGGTAAAGAAATAGATTGCCCACAATGTGAGGTTGAATTTTTACATATGGGTAAGAAAGTAACTACACATAGTGGTTATGTATTTCTACCAATAGAAGACACAAGAAAGAACGTAGAAGGTGGTAGAGAATCAAAAATTAAATGGTCAGGGGAAACCTTGCCGGAAGTAGGTAAAGAGTGATGCCACTAAACCCGGAGGATGAATACGGATGGTAATAGCAATTAAACGCATTAACAATTGTCGAGACATGTTTACACAAGCAACTTGTCCACGCATGCGCACAATGTGGAAACGTAATTATGAAATATTAATGAAAAACTATTGGGAGAACGTAAGTGGAAGAATACTCACCGCCGCTGGGCAAGTACATTAACACAGCTTTATTGCTGATTGTCTGGTATTTTTGTTTAGCACTTTTGGTTGTAAATATTCGATATATAGGTAAACTAAACCATACTATAGATACGATGTGGCACGAAATTGAACAGGTGAAAGATACTAATATTAAACTGTGGCAATTTATCGAGGAACACGAAAATGATTTTAAATAAGGAAGATACGATAGTGAGAGCAAAGATTCCAGATCGGATGATGAGTACAACTTTTACTCAAAATATAGATGACCGTAAAGTGGTAGGTATTGTAAATTACACCGCAGATAATAATGGGGTAACGCCGTTGGCATTTTGGGTAAAGATTAAACCAACCGATTCTTATCTTGATCGCGAGCTAAGAGCATCAGGTAAACTGATCTCACGTTGTCTACAACATGGTGAAGATTTAAAAGACCTAGCCGACACGTTATCACAAGACAATATTATTGGGCAGATGGTTAATTATTTTCACAAAAATGTAGAAGATATTATACTTGGTGTACAACCTGATAAAAAACAACGCATGCTATCAACTGATCCGTATGCATCACAGATGAAGGAATAATTATGGCTAAAAAACAACTGACAAAAACAGTAATGAGTCCTATAACGCATTTTCGGAATCTAATGAGTAATTTAATGTTTGATAGTTTTAATAAAAAAAATGGAAAAGAAACATGCCCGACACTGAAGAATTAGAAATTATATGGATTCCTGAAGAAGAGGCTAAATATAATCTAACTGTAGAAAACGAGCAAGGCGTCAATGAACTGGTAGATTTACCAGCTAGCACCGTGGATCGGATCTGTAAGAAAAAGTTTGGGCATACCAACTGGGCCCGTATGGGTGCTATTTTTCCAGAAGAACTAACCCGCAATCCGCATGAAATAGATTACTTGGAAGGTATTGTTTATTTTAAACACGAAAGAATAGTGTGAAGTTAATAAGAAAGTATGATTATCCCTCTAGTACCCGCGCTAGTATCGAAGGTCTTCGGCATTATAATGTCGATGGCACTACAGAACGATTACCATCGGTTACGACAGTGCTTGGTGAAACTCAGGAGTCTAGTAAAAGAGATTCTTTGCAGCGATGGCGAGATAAAGTAGGCGTTGAGGAAGCTCGACGTATTACCCAAGAAGCCGCAGCACGTGGCACCTCAATGCATATGTACTTGGAGAACTATTGTTTAGGTCAAGGTTACCTGGATATGACGGATGTAGGTAATGTGGCCAAGCATATGGCAGAAAAAATCGTGGACCGAGGCATTGATAATAGATTGACAGAGATATATGGAAATGAGGCTACGCTTTATTATCCAGGTTTATATGCTGGTAGTGTCGATTTAGTTGGACAACTGGATGGAAAAATTACTATCATCGACTTCAAGCAGACTAATAAACCAAAACAACGTGAATGGATTGGCGATTATTTTCTGCAAATGGCGGCGTATGGTATGGCTCATGATGCAGTATATGATACGGCTATTGAACAGGGGGTGATTTTGATGTGCTCAAAAGATCTTTACTATCAAGAGTTTAAGATAGAGGGTGAAGAGTACAGACAAGCAAAACATGAGTTCCTGCGCCGTCTCGATAAATTTTACACTAGGACTTAATATGTATTGGGTTATTACAATAATGTTAATGTTTCATGGCTCTGAGACTACAATACAACGAGAATACAAAATTAAAAGTTTTCAAGATGATTGGGCTTGTCATCAATTTATCCACGACAACAAAATTTTACTAATAGGTCAACATATAATTGAATATGGTGACAATCTAAAAAGTTTTGAACTATTTTGTGAAAGCAGATATGCTGAACAAGTGTGACATTTATGCAACACTTTAACGCTACCACTATAGTGGAGATTTTGACCCTACGATGTTTATTTTGTACGAACGTTTCAAACACGCGGTAATGGTGGTAATTGAGGTAAAGCTATGATATTATTAAAGAAACAGTCTACCACGACACATATTTACAGTGGTAGACGCGGTAGATTGACACAAAAAATGGCAGTTTTTACACAAGTGGCGCGATAGACTTTTTTAACCAAGAAAAATAAACAATGGAGGGTCTAAAATCCCCCTATAGGAGCACGTAAAACATATGATTAAAAAGAAAAAAACACCAACTATAGTAGACACACCTAAAGGTGAACCTACTCATATTAAAATAGGGTATCGAGATATTAAAATAGAATGGATAGCACCAGACTTTTTAACAGATGAATTAACAGATTGTTATGGACAATACAAAGCTAGAGAAGGTGTTATACAGGTGCAAGATTCTTTAGGTAACCAAGAAAAAGCTAATACAGTATTGCATGAAGTTATGCATGCATGTGTATATGGTTCTGGTTTAAATGTAGCTGAAGGGCCCTTAAAAGAAGATAATGCTGAAGAATTAGTAGTAAATCAAATAAGTAATTATCTTATGGGTGTATTTAGAGACAACCCATGGTTTCTTGATTATTTAAAAGTCAATGTACATGATAAAGTAGATGAAAAAAATAAGTGAAGACATCTTAGACTGGTCTAAAAACTTTATAGAACAACCCAATAAACACCTAGGTAATGTACCGGTATGTCCTTACGCTGCTAAAGCTAGAAAAGATAAGGCATTGAAAATATTGGAAGTTACCAAAAACTATAACCTAATAGACAAGATTGTTGAAGGCACAGAACTAATAAAAGACCCTAAAATAGACATAGTTATTGTAGCCTGTACTGACATAGAAATAACAGTTGAAGAGTTAAATATACTCATAGAGGGTTATAATGTGGTTTTTGTACCACAAGATATATATCTCATGGCATCTCATCCTTTTGATGAGGAAGAAGACGAGCCAATAGAGTTTTTAGATACTAATAATTGGGAACCAGATAATACTTTTTTAATGGTATTAATTCAAAATTATGATAAGTTAGAGCGAGCCAGTAATATAATGCAAAAAAAAGGTTACTATGATAAGTGGCCTGCAGATTATTACGATGGTACAGTTAATAAAAGAAAATCTTATAGGAGATATCGACATGGTAGGCATGAAAAAAAGAGTTAAAAAAAACATGGGCGGCGGCATGAAAAAACGTGTTAAAGCTAAAGAGGGTAAATTAGTAGGTGGTCAAAAATCACTTGATAAAAATAATGATGGTAAAATATCAGGTAAAGATTTTGCAATGATGCCACGTAAAAAAGCTATGGGCGGCGGTTCTATGAAGAAACGTGTCAAAGCTATGGGCGGCGGTTCTATGAAGAAACGTGTCAAAGCTATGGGCGGCGGTTCTATGAAGAAACGTGTCAAAGCTATGGGCGGCGGTGCTATGAAAAAACGCATGAAACGTGGCGGCAAAGTAGGTAAGTAATGGCTGGCATGAAGAAACGTGTCAAAGCTATGGGCGGCGGTGCTATGAAAAAACGTAT